CCTTTGACCTGCTGGGATATTTATGGTTGGCATATCGCTTACGGTGAAGTGAATCTGGAATGATACGACTTGGAAAGCAGAGCGGCTCTTTAAGGTAAATCTGTACCAACCAACAAGACCAGTATTCACGTCCCACCGAACCTTGCAGGATCTAGCTTCTCCCCACTTAGAAGTTCCGATTACGGCTACTGATTTATCAAATGGTCCGGTTGCTGGTGCAAATAGTGAATCTTCGTTTACGGTTCCGTACAGTGGAGCAAAGGCTGTTGGTCTGCTTCCTGATACTGTATCATCAGATCTATATTCTACGGCAGAAAGAAGATCTATTTCATTGTGACCAAATGTTATCACTTCGACTTCGACACCAATAATACGTTTGTTTGGAACATCGTCTCCAAGATCTAACCAGGCAGATTGCCATTGGGACATCATTGGTCCACCTGCAACCGTTGAAATAATCGTTGGTGTTCCTTGAACAGATGCCCACACAACCGATTCTCCAGTTGAACGCTTTGCTGACCATACTTGCAGACCATTTGGCGTAGATGTATTCTGACCGACAATAGGTGTGTTAGTCAACGTTTTGATTCTTGGCGCTAAGATAAACCATCCTGTTGGTAGTGTAGCTATGCTATTGTAAATCATTAAGTCTGTATCTTCAAATGAATTTCTAAATGACCATGAATCATTTAGTGTATGATATACAATAGATCTTGTTGTTACGGTTTCGCCGTCAACTGGAAGAAGACACCACCATTCTTTTTCTTTATCAGAATAAGCCGCTGATGCTTTAGCAAGAGATGCCTTTGATATTCTAGCGATCTCTCTTTGAATCGTATCAGATATTCTAACAACAGATATTTGAGATCCACCAAGCGTACCACCTGAAAATGTGTAGACGCCATCGTATGAAAGGAAAAATATTCCTTTACCATGTACAGATGTGATTGCGTTTGTTGCTGTTGTTCCGATATTTCCATTTAGTGTTGTGCAAACGTAGCTTCCGCTTCCTGCTGCTCTGATAACTTCAATCGCCATTTCTCTAAAAATGATTAGGTTATCATAATAAGGGAATAGGGCGGTGATGGCACCGCCTTTTTTATTTCCAACATCAAAGCTTGAAAATGTTCCGAATTGTTCTGGCAATCCTTTGTCGGAATATATGATTTTTGTTTCGGTTCCTTGACCACCAGCCAACCAAACACGACCATCCCAAGAAGCTCCGTATCTATATGAGCTAGATATAACCGAAGAATCCGAAGAAGCTGGAGCAGGTACAGTTAAAAGCTGGTCAGGTTTTACATCGTAATAATTTCTGGAAACGTTATCATCGATTTGTTCAACGAAATAATACCGATCATCAACAAGATCTCCTCGTAGGGATCCCATGTTCTTTGTTCGGTATATCCGTCTTGCTACTGTGCCTGGAGGCCCCATAGGAAGATGTTGAAAAAATGTTGCGTATGTCAAACCAGATTCTGCATTTGTCCATCCAACTTCGCTGTAAGAAGATAGTGGACTTTCAGAACCTGTGTCGGTTATAAAGCTTATTTTGTATCTATATGTAGAACCTTTATCAACTTCTTTATCACCAAGACCTGTTCCTGAACCTGGTCCAAATGATATACCGCCGATTGTATTGTTAGCATTATAAGGGAAGTTTGATGTTGGAGGATCGGCAGACAAATCACATACACCATCAAAATATTCTGGATCTGGTCCAAGCACTTCTGGTGTTGGTGTAGCAGAAATGAATCCGAATGGCTCGGTTCTATCTCTTCCCCAGAACTTTAGCATCGGATCTTTTCCGTTTAAGATTATGCATATACGTCCAAACGGAACGTATTGTTCACCAGCATCATCTGGTTTTGATGCAGTTCTATTGAATGCTATTGTGTGCTCTGGCTTCCAAAGTGGTGAAGACAAGCCGCTATTGTTTGCAACTTCGTAAATCAACCTATCCTTAACTTTTGAGATAACATATAGCTCAGCGCCACGATGTCTTTCCCAAACAAATAAATCTGAATAATCCGAAGGTATGCTCAACGTTGTTGATCTAGTATTGTCTTGAATAAACGGTTCGAAGCCTCTGTCGTTTACGAATCCAAAGCCATCAGAATCCAGTCGCATATTGACAATATCATTAGCGCTGTTATCTGGAGCTTGAAATCTTTGGTCAACGCCCGTGACCGAAACTTCTTTTGTTTTATTTGTCTTCATATAGATTTATTCCTTAAGCTATTCTGGTCATATATTGGACCACCTCTGGTAACGCCGAATTGACCGCGTATAACCATAATATCTTGATGGTCAACATATCTGGTTAGCAATTGTTTTAAGCTCTTTTCAGCTTTGTTTGCGTATAGTTGACCAAGTTGCAAGTTACCAGATTTATTGTAAATATCTTCAAGAACTATATAAACAATCGTTTGATGGAATTCAAATGGAAGTTCTGGTGTATCTGTGCTAGCGCACAAAGGCATTGGTTTATAATAATACCTAAGCTCAAGCCTACGGAAGAAATCGCGCAATCTTGGTGGTGTGGTTGCGGTTGTAGTCTGTTCAAGATATTCAAAATCAAATGCATCAATACGTGGATAAGGACGGATACGCAGATGCTGTCCATCATATTCACGATAAATCTTTGTGCCAGGAATAAATGAGCTTAGGTTTCTGATGGTTGCTACTGAGCTTGTATCAGCGGTTAGCAATGGAAGGTCTCGCTCAGCAAGGTTTGGTGGAGCTACCGTCTGAACACCGAATACAACCTGGCGCCATTTTGGTAATCCTAATCTTGTTCCTGTTGCTGGATCAAAGTTACTGTTATACCAGATAACTTTTCTCAAGCTCTCAAGAGGTCTTGCTGTTCCTGGGCCACTATTATATGTGGTATTTAAACTTTGATATGCTTTATCATCAAAGGTTAAAAACTTAACTAGCATTGAATAAAGCAAACCTGGATTCTCTGGATCAGTAGGAACCTGGATTACTTTACTTTCAGAGAGAGGTCCGGTTTGTTTTGCTGGAGATATTAGAGACCAGCATAGCTCGAAATAATAACCAGAAGCTAAACCACCTACAGGCGAGCCTTCATTTGGAACAAATTCAACGTCAAACTTTTCACCAGGAGGAACGATGGTTGGAGGAACTGGTACGTAAGCTTCCGCGTATGTCTGTGTATAGTCTTCTCTTAAGCCCATTGTTTCTTCCATTCTTGGAAGAAGCGCAATAGTTTTACCGTATGGAGGTAGGATTGTTCCTTGTCCGCCAGAACCAACAGGAATGTCTCTATGCTGTAGATTTAGAATCTCAATGCAGTCTTCTGGAAGTGTATAGAATCTGGCTTTGATTGTCCATGAGCTATCGTCAGTAATGCTAGCAACGCCGTCCAATATTCTGATTGGTTCAGAAGTTGTTAACTGTGTCGTTGAAAGAATCTGTAGGATTGTATATTCTCTAGCACCAAGCTGTATTATGTTACCTTCGTATATATCTCTTCTATTAAACATTGTAAATACATCTTGATCAAAAGTGACAAGTCTTTGACCGTCATTATAGCTAGCAAGAATTGGTGTTAATGCAGGATCACCAAGTTCTCTTTCACTGGTAATATCAGGATATGCCTCAAGAAAGCTAAGCTTCTGAGCAAAGTTCCAACGCTTCATAGTCCATAGCTTATAATAAGCTAGATTTATAAGTTCGTCAATCTGATTTCCATAAGATTGGATCTCCGGACTATAATCTGAAATATTAAAAACCTGTTGTCTTATTTGCTTTAGATCCATCGAAAGCCTCTATTCAATGATGGTGGTATTGTCAAGGTCAAAAAACTAAAGCCCGGCTTTGCCGAGCTATAGAATCTTTAGATTTTTATTTTAGCTTAGAACTGTTTGTAGATCCAAACTTCTGCTTTATTTGAAGCAGGGATAGAAAGTGTAACACCACACGCTGGAGCAAGAGCACCAGCTTTCTGTAGCTCAGCTCTTCCAGCAGCCGAACCAGCAGTATTGTCAAGAACTAGAGGCTGACCAACAGCAGTAACCGAACCATCATCTACTGCAGCAACTGCAGCATATCCTGAAACGATTACGTTGATTTTGCTTCCTGCAGTTAGAGCGCCATTTGCTTCTGCTGATCCAAGGCAAACACCGACAACAAGAGGATTTCCTGTAGCAACGGTATTAACAGCTTGAATTACGGTAAGAACTTTCTCTGCGCCGGTTTTGCTGGTATCGAACTGAAGCCAATCACCAACAACGACGGTTGCGCCGGCAATGAAGGTTTCTACCTGTCGTCTGTTTGATACATCTGGTGTGGTAACGGTCTGATATCCACCAGGAACGGTGGTTGAAGTTACTAGTGCGGTTGAATCTAGTCTCTGAATTAAGGTTGAGGTAGCCATGTTTTAATCTCCGTTTTTTTAAAGGTTTAGGTTAATCTTATATACCGGTTAGAACGCCTGAGCCTCTGAGGTGGTCAGCGATTAGCTGAGCCTTGAGGTAGACCTGAGCGGATCTTGCGGTAGTACCTGCGATAAATTCGAATGGAGATACTGCGAAGTCGCCGTCGCTATGGAAGCACATTTTGATACCTTCGAAGTTTAGAAGGTAAGCACTGTATTTAGCTGCACCACCAGTGTTATCTGGCATTTCGTTGTCCTGCTCAACTACTGCACCAGCGAATGCTAGCTGTAGTCTACCACCGTCTAGTTTGTCTGAAGACATAAATCTTTCGTTGGTGAATAGAGCAGCTTTGTAAGCAGCGAATGCGGCTGGATTCATGATGATTGCTCTAACATCGCCAAATGGTGAGAACTGGTTGCATTCCTGGTAGAGCGCAGTTAGGTCAGCGTTGATGGTTGCAGTGGTACCAGCCTTAACGCTGTTGAACCAACCTGGAACGTTTAAGGTTGCTTTGGAAAGACCACCAACAGTGTTGGTCTGTGTTGCAGGTGCAGCAGCGCCTTCTTCTAGGAAGCCAGTGGTTAAGGTAAAACCATTTAGTGAAGACATGTTGCTCATTATGGTTGAGGTACCAGCAAGAATCTGCTTGTTAAGCTCTCTTCTGAACATGCCCATAACGTTCTTCATTCTTGCTTCAACGATTTTAACAATCGCTTTTTCTCCCTGGTTCTCTAATTCCTCCTTGCGTGTTATGAGAACGGGCGCGACGAAGTCCTGCCATTCATAGATAGCTGGCTTTAGAACATCGCTTACAGCTAGAGAGACAGGCTCGTAGCCGGTTGCAAGCTGTGTGATGGTGCTGTGGTCAACAACACTTAGTGGTCTCTGAAGTTTGATACCACCGTCTTCGTATTCGATTCCGCCTGCTGATTTAACTAGGTCTAGGAA